TGTAAGTGTTCGTGACGTTCAACTTTTTTTGAAGCGTTTGCGGAAAGCTTTATCTGCTCAAAATATTAAAATCCGTTTTTTCGCGTGTGGAGAGTATGGTGATAAAAATTTACGTCCTCATTATCATCTTATTTTATTTGGCTATGATTTTTCTGCTGATCGTGAGCTATTACGACAAACGCCTTATGGTCCGCTTTACATATCTGATTTTTTGTTTCGTCTTTGGCCTTATGGCTTCCATACCATTGGTAATGTTACTTTTAAGAGTTGTGCTTATGTAGCGCGTTATGTTACTAAGAAGATATATGGTAAGGATGCCCCTGCGCATTATAATGGTCGTGCGCCTGAATTTATCACGATGTCTCGAAAGCCTGGTATTGCTCATGATTGGATTGTTAAGTATTCTGATGATGTCTATAACTATGATCGTGTTGTTTTACCTGATGGCATGATTACGCGTCCCCCTGCATATTATGATGATTATTTGCATTTGACAAATTCTAAGAAATTTGATATGCTGAAAGCACGAAGGAAGCGGACGGTTAAGAATGAGACGGTCACCCGCCTGCTTCAAAAGGAACAACATCAAATCGAGGTTGCCAAAAAGTTGATTCGACCGCTCGAAGGAGACTAGCTAGGATGAAAATTATTTTTTGTGTTCATGATCGTAAAACTAATTCGTGTGCTCTTTGTAAAGAAGCCGCAAATATCGAAGAATTTGAGCGCTGGTTTGCGACTGTATTCCTTCGCGATCAGTCCATGTTTGCGCTTTATCCTCAGGACTATGATATTTATTCCGTTACTTCGCTTGATGATGAGAATATGACCATTCAGGATTCTTATCCGCCTAAGCTTATTTGTTCGGTCGATGAACTTTTCGACATCTTTAAGATTGCTCGTCCGAACCTTGCCCGAAGCTCGGACGAGGCCTAGTTCTTCTCTTTTCTCTTTTGCCGTTCCTACAGCGGCAAGCCGCTGATGTATCCATCCGTCAGCGGCCTTTTTTTTCCCTTTATTGCCCCAGGGGCATGGGGGGAAATGCCGCCGTTTACTTGCGCTTGTCTGTTTTGTTGTTTAAGTTCTCCGTTGTTTTGCGGCGGGTTCCCCCCATTATTAGCCTAAGGATGTGAAATTATGTCATGCTTAAAGTACCTACTTCTTTTAATCGTTTCGTATCTGACGGTCTCGATCGTTGTAAGTATTGTCAACACGTTTTGTACCGCATTAACGACTATGTGGCTGTTTGTCTAAATTGTGGATCTTATTTTGATAAAGGTAGTAAATTTAAACCTACCTCTTTATTTGATGATACTTGTAGCGCGGATCCGCGCGGAAAGGAAGATCATGAAATTTAATTCTCGTTATTCTGTTACCGGCGAAAAGCCGGGTATTAAGTTCGAGCAGCCTTCGCAGACGCTTCAGTCATTTAAAGATGACGCGGATATTAATTGTATCATTGCGCGTTTTGAAAATACCGGTGTTCTCGTTGATCCTACGGTACCTATTTCGCGCGTTCCTCAGTTCGGTGACTATTCTGATATGCCTTCGTACCAAGAGGCGCAGAATGTCCTTGTGGCGGCAAATAATGCATTTAGTTCCCTTCCAAGTAAAGTACGCGAACGATTTGGAAATGATCCTGCCGCTTATTTTGAGTTTGTTCAGTCTCTCAAGGAAGGAAGTGATGATTATGCTGAAGCAATTAGGCTTGGAATTATTGACAAACCTGTTGACGGTACTTCTGAAGTACCTTCCGGACCTGTTGAAGGTACCGGTGAAAAAGTAAAGTGATCCGGATTAAAAGTGATCCGGATCGGTTGAGGATACCGGTAAAAAGCATTTTTGCTAACGGTAAGCACCGGCCAGCCAATTACACTACTTGATGTAATTGGCTGGAGTGACACCGTTAAACGCGTTCACTCTCTAAACCCTTTAAATAATTTGTGGAAGGAATGTTAATAAAATGAAATCGGTTATGAAGCATTTGTTTTCACAGATCCCTCGAGCTCAAATCTCCCGGTCTGTGTTTGATAGATCACATGGTTGGAAATCTACGTTTGACAGCGGCTACCTTGTGCCGTTCCTTGTTGACGAGGTTCTGCCCGGTGATAGTTACAAGGTTAAGTTTAATTTCATCGCTCGTCTATCTACTCCGGTTGTTCCTACGATGGATAATCTTTTTATTGATACTTTTTATTTTTTCGTTCCTTACCGCCTCTTATGGAAGCATTGGGAACAGTTCAACGGTCAGCAGGATTATCCTGGAGCAAGTACGGATTATTTAGTACCGCAGACTTCCGCCCCTGCCGACAGCGGTTTTCCGGTCGGGTCTCTTGAAGACTATTTTGGCCTCCCGACTGGTGTGAAAGGTATTAAGGTAAACGAACTTGCGGCGCGTGCTTATGCCTTAATCTGGAATGAATGGTTCCGAGACGAAAATCTCCAGAATCCTATCAACCTTTCTTCCTATGCCGAGATATCAACCGCTTCCGGCTTGGATGATGTTGGCCTTGGTGATGCCGGGTTTACCGGTTCTCACAAGCTCTTGAGACGTGGTAAGCGTCACGATTATTTTACTAGCGCCCTCCCTTGGCCACAAAAAGGCCCCGGCGTAGAGCTTCCTCTTAATGGCAATGCTCCGGTTTATTCCCCGGACGGTGAGGGGTTGCGGTTAACCGATGGCACATATGGTGGCGCTTTGGTCGCTACTCCTGAACCTCCTGCTCTTGCTCGCGGCGGTGTCGGTTATCCTACCTCTGATGATTGGAGTATTGGTGCTCCTGCTGCCTATAAAGGCACTGGTGCTGATAGCTGGGATTCCAAAGTTCTTGGCGTTTCTGGTGGTTTGATTGCTGATCTTTCCTCGGTCACTGCCGCTACTATCAATTCCCTTCGTCAGGCTTTTCAGTTGCAGAGGCTCTACGAACGCGATGCTCGTGGCGGTACGCGATATACCGAAATTCTTCGTTCACATTTCGGCGTTGTGTCTCCGGATTCCCGCTTACAGCGTCCGGAATACCTCGGTGGCTCTGAAAGCCCTGTTATTATCAATCCGGTTGTGCAGCAGTCCGCGACCGGTTCAGCCGGTGCATTAACTCCGCAGGGTAACCTTGCCGCTTATGGTCTTGCTTCCAGCACTTCGGCTAAACATGGATTCACGAAATCTTTCGTTGAACATGGCATTGTTATTGGCCTTCTGAATGTCCGCGCAGATCTGACGTACCAGCAGGGCATTCCGCGTATGTTCTCTCGCCGCACGCGCTTTGACTTCTATTGGCCGGTACTTGCCCATCTTGGCGAACAGGCGATTCTCAATAAAGAAATCTATGCACAGGGTACACCTGCTGACGATGACGTATTTGGTTATCAGGAAAGATATGCAGAATATCGCTACTTTCCGTCTATGATTACTGGTAAGCTCAGATCTACGGATCCTCAGTCGCTTGATGTTTGGCATCTCTCCCAGAAGTTTGATAATCTTCCGACGCTCTCTGCTCAGTTTATTGAAGATAATCCGCCTGTATCTAGAATTCTTGCGGTTCAGAATGAGCCTCAGTTTATCATCGATAGCTACATTGAAATGAAATGCGCACGTCCAATGCCGGTTTATGGCGTTCCTGGCCTTGTTGACCACTTCTAATTGAGGTGATTTTATGTCTTGGTTTAGTAAAGTTTCCGGATCTTTGATTGGTGGTGTGCTCGGTTTAGTTGGTGCAAATAAAGCTAATAAACAGCAGGCGTCCCAGTTTGCTCAAAATTACGAGCTTGCTCACGATCAGCTTTACAAGCAACATCAGATTGAGGTTGCGGACCTAAAAGCCGCTGGTCTTAATCCGATCCTTTCGGCTAATGGTGGTAATTCTACTTTTGGTGCTTCTTCTGGCGGCGGTAGCTATGAGAACCTTGGTACTGCCGCTACATCTGGATATATGGCCGCTCAGCAGGCTAAAAATTTACAGATGCAGAATGAGGCTATTAAGGCTACGGTTGAGAAAACACGTGCAGAGGCTAGTAATGTATTGCAGGATACCAAGCTTAAATCTGCTCAGACGTCTCAGGTGCAGGGTGAAACCACCCTTATACCTTTGAAAGCTGAAAATATCTCTACTCTTACGGCTCAGGCTAAACAACAGACTGAGGTTTTCAAGATGCAGGTTAAAGTTGCTGACGCTAACATAAATAAAATTTTGCAGGAGATTGAAAATAGTAAGCGTATTACTGATGCTCAGGTTTCTGAGCTTGGTACCCGGTCTGAGGCTAATCTCGCTCAAGCTGGCGCTGCTTCTGCTCTTGCTGCTAAATCTTATGGTGAGTTGTCTAGGTTACAGCAGTTGACGCCTTATGAAATTGATAAATTGGCTGCTGGCACGGCTGAAAATATGGCGAGTGCTGCTAACCTTGATGCGTCTGCAAAGCGTACCCTTGAAGATTCGATCCGGATCAAACTTGCTAATGAACAGGAACAGTCTGTTCAGGATATCAAAACAGGTCCGGCTCATCGTTTTGGTACGTCTGTAGGTGAATTATTGCGCTGGATTCCTTTCAGTGCGCTGAAATGAAAGGAGTGTTTCATGTGAAACGTCGTAAACTGTCTAAGAAAAAGTCTCGTAAGATTTTTACTAAAGGTGCCGTTAATGTAAAAAAACGTAACCTTCGCGCTCGCCCAATGCGCGGCGGTTTCCGGATCTAATTATGGCTTGTTATCATCCGATTGATTGCTGGCGTGTTCCGGACGCCAGCTCGAAATCGGGTTATCGTATTGTGTTTGGTTCGCCTGCTTCGCCGCCTGCGCGAAACGCTGAACCTTGCACTATCCCTTGCGGTAAATGTATCGGATGCCGTTTGGCACATTCTAGGCAATGGGCAGTCAGATGTGTCCATGAAGCGTCCCTGCATGATCGTAATTGTTTTTTGACTTTGACTTTTGATGATGCGCACCTTCCGGCTTCCGGATCTGTGAGTGTACGTGATGTTCAGCTTTTCCTAAAACGGTTACGTAAGGCTTTGTCTTGTCAGAATATCAAGATTCGTTTCTTTGCCTGTGGAGAGTATGGTGATAAAAATTTACGGCCTCATTATCATCTTATTTTGTTTGGCTATGATTTTTCTGATGATCGTCAGCTCTTACGACAAACGCCTTATGGTCCGCTTTATATATCTGATTTTTTGTTTCGTCTTTGGCCTTTTGGTTTTCATACTATTGGTAATGTTACTTTTAAGTCTTGTGCTTACGTAGCGCGCTATGTTACCAAAAAGATATATGGTAAGGATGCTCCGGCGCATTATAATGGCCGCGCTCCCGAATTTATCACGATGTCTCGAAAGCCTGGTATTGCTCACGATTGGATAATTAAGTATCATGATGATGTGTATAATTATGATCGTGTTGTTTTGCCTGATGGTATGATTACGCGTCCTCCGGCGTACTATGATGATTATTTGCATTTGACAGATCCCAAGAAATTTGATATATTGAAGGCACGAAGGAAGCAGACGGTTAAGAATGAGACGGTCACCCGACTGCTCCAAAAAGAGCAACATCAGATTGAGGTTGCCAAAAAGTTGATTCGACCGCTCGAAGGAGCCTAGGATGAGAATTATTTTTTGTGTTCATGATCGTAAAACTAATTCGTGTGCTCTTTGCAAAGAAGCCGCAAATATCGAAGAATTTGAGCGCTGGTTTGCGACTGTATTCCTTC